GTCGGCGTGTATGTGGTGGTCAAGACGGCAGATGGCGACTACCTCACCGAGACGATGAGTATCGACGACGTGAACACCATCCGTGACCGTTCAAGCGCGTGGAAAGCATGGATCAGCAAGAAGTCATCCTGCCCATGGGTGACCGACCCTGGCGAAATGGCAAAGAAGACCGTCGTAAAGCGCGGCTACAAGTACTGGCCGAAGACGGAACGCCTGGAGCAGGCCATCCACCACCTCAACACCGACGGCGGCGAAGGCCTCGCATCAATCCAAGGATCCGCACCAACCGATCCGGAGATGGTGAACAACTGGATTGATCTGGCGATGCGCGCCGGCAGCCTTGAAGCGCTCGCAGAGGTTTACCACAACGCCACAGCTGCCATGAAACAAGCCAAAGATGCTGCCGGCCATGCCCGCTTCAAGGCGGAGGTGACCAAGCGCAGTGAAGCCCTGAAAGCAGCGGCCGAGCCCATCGAGGGGCAGGCTGAGGAGGTGTTAGATGGAGCAGCGTAGCGCTGAATGGTTTGCGGCCAGGCTTGGCAACGTAACGGCCAGCCGGGTCAAGGATGTGATGGCCAGCGGGCGCGGAGGCGCGCCTTCTGCCACACGCAAAAACTACATGATGGAGCTTCTGTGCGAAAGGCTTACCGGCCAACAAGGCGGCAGCGACCTTTCGCGTAACGCCGCAGTGCAGCGCGGCGTCGAACTTGAGCCATTCGCCTGCATGGCCTACGAGGCCGATAAGGGCTTGATGGTCGCCGAGACCGGCCTTGTCATGCACCCAAAGATTCAGGGCTTCGGCGCGTCACCCGACGGGCTTGCTGGTGATGATGGAGTGCTTGAAATCAAGTGCCCGAACACCGCCACCCATATCGCGACAATGCAGTCAGGCAAGCACGACCCACAGTACGAGTGGCAGATGCTTGCCCAGATGGCGTGCACGGGGCGCAAGTGGGCAGACTTCGTGAGCTACGACGACCGCCTGCCGGATGAACTCCAATACGTCTGCTTCCGGTACGAATTCGACTTCAAGCGTGCCAGGGACATGGAAGCCGAGATCCAGATCTTCCTGGAAGAACTGGCAGAACTGGAGAAGGAAATGCGGGAGCGGATGAGGAGCAAAGCAGCATGACCTACGTCAGCAACCACCTAAGCCTGGTAGAGCAGCACCGCCAGCACGCCGACTCAATATCGGAACGCACCGCGCAGTTCCTGGCCGCCGGCGGGAACGTCGCCCAGGTGCCAAGCCTGGCGGGCAATCCGATCCCTCCCAAGCGATCCGCGAAGATTGATCCCGAAACCATCCTCAAGCGCCGAAAGCCAGCCATCACCAGGGCTGAGCGTAACGCGCTGCGCAAATTGGCGGAGGCATTATGAGCAAGCGTAAGCCTCACAACCTGCAGGCGCGCATCGCCCGGTCGTGCCGGTCACTGCTGGCATCCAACCATGTCGCGGTGGTGAACATCGATCCCAGCGGCCGCCAGGGCATGATCAATTACAAGTCACTCAGGAACATCGCGCCAGGGAAGATTGGCCAGGCCGTGTGCGGCATTCCTCACCGCTGGACGATCTACATGAGCGCGATGTGCATTGACGCTCGCGGCGACCGCTACAGCAAGTCGGTGGAACTGGCACCGGACGGGGTTTACCTGTCCGACCACCTGGAAGACGTGATCGAGCATTGCTACATGAAGCTGCGCGCCGAGGCCAACCAAAGCCAGATGGTGGCCTCCGGCTGGATCGCCATCCCCGACACCCTGTCGCTGGACGAGGAACACGCGGCGCGAATCTTCGAAGCGGTCGGTGCTTGGCGCCAGGTGAAGGTCGATTCATGCGCCGCATAGCCCGCACCCAGCAACGCAAACGTCAAACCTGGCTCGCACTGCCGGCCAGCGGAATAGAAGAGGTAGGCCATGGCAAAGACTGTGCAGGAACGCTCGGCAAAAACTGCCAGGAAGCGCGTGGCGAATGCCGAAGAGGAATTGAGGCTCAGGGTTCGCCCAGGTACCCGGCAGGCCCTGGCCGATCTGATGGAGTGGTCAGGCATTACTGAACAGGGCGAGGCGATGACGCTGATGATTCATCACTTGCACGCGATGGGTTCCGCGAAGTGTCAGCCGCTGCTGAATCCACCGCGCCACGAAATCGAGATATCGCAAAACGTGGCGCGGGAATTTCGCAATAAAAGCCTACTCGCCATCCAGAAAGACCCAGGCGACGAGGTCATCGAGCCGATCAGTCCCTAAGCGTCACATGCCCAGATCCGGCCCTTGCAATGTCGATCAGTTGGTTCTGCAGCAAAAAACCAAGATCGCTAAGAGTGAGTTGACCACCCCCTCGCTTAGCGCACTTGGCCAAATCAACGAGTTGGTGCGCAAGCTTCCCTTTTGCAGAAATTTCAAGACTCGCGCCAACCGAGAGAAGCTCTTCGAGTTCGTGCTGCATTTTTACGGCAATACCCATTTGCAACTCCTTTTGATCCGGCTCCATGCCGGTCACCCGTAATACCCCATATCAACGAATCACGCCAGCCGGCGAGGATCCGCTATGCATACAGCAATTGATTTGTTCTCCGGCTTCGGCGGATGGACCCGCGGCGGCAAAGACGCTGGCCTAAACGTCCTTTGGGCCGCCAACCACTGGCCCGCCGCCGTGGAGTGGCATACCAGAAACAACCCGGACACGCAGCACGTCTGCCAGGACCTGCACCAGGCTGATTGGTCGCAGGTGCCGAAGCACGACGTGATGCTGGCCTCGCCGTGTTGTCAGGGCCACACCAAGGCGCGCGGCAAGGCGTCAGGGAACCCACACCATGACAACTCACGCTCGACAGCCTGGGCGCCGGTGGCGAACGCCGAGGTAGATCGTCCTGACTTTGCCGTGATCGAGAACGTGCCAGAGTTCATGGACTGGATTCTGTATCCGGCCTGGGCCGATGCAATGCAGCGCCTGGGCTATTCGCTGGCACCGCATATCGTGGACTGCGCCGATCTCGGCGTACCTCAGCACCGCGTGCGGCTGTTCATGGTCTGCTCACGCAGTAAGGCACCGTTACACCTGCAGCTACAGCAGCACCAGCACGTGCCGGCCAGCGAAATTATCGACTTCAATGCCGGCAAGTGGTCGCCGATCATTAAACACGGTCGCGCCGAATCCACGCTGACCCGGGTGAAGAATGGCCGGGAACGGTTTGGCGATCGATTCGTAATGCCTTATTACGGTTCGGGATCAGGGCTCACCGGGCGCAGCTTGGACCGCCCGATCGGCACCATCACCACTCTGGACCGGTGGGCGGTGGTCGACGGTGACCGGATGCGCATGATCAGCGCCGACGAGGCCATGGCCGCGCAGTCCTTCCCGAAAGACACGCAGCGCCCGGACAACCACAGGCTGACCATGCACATGACTGGCAACGCGGTGCCGCCTCTGGCAGGCCAGCGAATTATCGAAGCCTTGATGGCTGCCGCATAACTCCCCCACTCCACCGCCCGGGCATGGCCCGGCAAGGATATAACCGTGTCCGAAGAAAATAACCCAAAAGTGATTTACCTGGGCCCGTTCTGCCAGGAGCAGGGCCTACTCGACGGTCGTGAATGGTGTCAGGACGATGTGTGGGATGCGTGCGAATGCGGGCATGAATCGGTTCGCTACAACCTTGGCGCCGACTTCGACCGTGTAACCGCTGAGCGTGACGCCCTGCAACAGCGCCTGACCGCAGCGGATGAGCGGAATGACGAAGCAATCGACCTGCTTCGACGAGCCCGTGCAGTCATTGAGGATGGCGGCTGGGCGGACCTTGAAAGGGATATCGCCAAGTTCCTCAAGCCATGAAAGCCCAACTCCCCGCCTACTGCTGGTGCCTGCTGGCACTGGCACAACTGATTTGCTGAACACCCTGTAACCCCTCCCCCTTCAAAGTCAGCCGCTATAGCGGCAAGGACGAACTCGCCCATGAAACAGCATCGCGTTTTGATCGGCGACTGCATTGAGTCGATGCGGACGCTGCCTGACAACAGTATCGACAGCGTGGTAACCGATCCGCCCTACGGTATTCGCTTCATGGGCAAAAGCTGGGATGGCCAAGACATCGAGGTTCGAGCCGCTTACCGGGCTAGCATGCCATCGCACGCCGGAGCCTGCGGACCGAACGGCGGTCACCGCTCGATCGCGGCTGAGGCTGGCAAGTACGACCTGACGCCGGCGGGTATGCGCGCTTTCCAGGCTTTCACGCTGGAATGGGCCACTGAGTGCCTGCGCGTGCTCAAGCCTGGCGGTCACCTACTGTCATTCGCGGCTGCGCGCACTTACCACCACATGGCAGTCGGCATTGAAATGGCCGGGTTTGAGATCCGCGACCAGATCATGTGGGTTTTTGGCTCAGGCTTCCCGAAGTCGCACAACCTGAAGGGCGATCGCGCTGGATGGGGTACCGCGCTGAAGCCAGCGCATGAACCAATCTGCATGGCGCGCAAGCCGTTCCCTGGAACGGTCGCATCGAACGTTGCCGAGCACGGGACCGGAGCCCTAAACATCGATGCTTGCCGTGTTGATCCTACGGGCGAGCGGCTCGGCGGCGGCGATGAGAGCGGGAAAGTATCCAAGCCAGAAGGCTGGTCGAGGCCCTGGATGCATGACGCAGAACACGTAGCGGCCCATGGCAAAAAAGTAACCGCCAACGTCGACAAGGCCAGTTGCTTGGGCAGATGGCCAGCAAATCTTATACATGACGGAAGTGATGCCGTGCTGGCCATGTTTCCTGAAGCACCTGGTCAGCTCGCCGCCGCCAGCACCAGCGACACACAGCGGGCCGGACAAAACTGTTACGGAACGATGAAGCGCGGGCGCGCGATGGAGGCAAGTGCAGGCAGTGAAAATAACGGTGTCGTTGGTTTTCAGATGAGGCCCGGCGATCGCCGACTGGATACCGGCAGCGCCGCCCGCTTCTTCTACTGCGCAAAGACCAGCCGCACCGATCGGCACGAAGGGATGGTCAACCCAGGACCCCAGTTCAAGATGGGCACCACCCTGCGCAAGGTCGAGACGACTGAAACGAAGGGCAACAACCACCCAACCGTCAAACCTACCGACCTGATGGCATACCTGCTTCGACTGGTGACGCCGCCCGGCGGTGTAGCACTGGACCCATTCATGGGGTCTGGCAGCACCGGCAAAGCAGCAATGCGCGAAGGCTTCGAGTTCATCGGCTGCGAGATTGACGAGCAGTACGCGGCGATCGCCCGGGCGCGCATCGAATTCGAAGTACTCCGGCAGCAAGAGCAGAAGGTCGAATCCGACCAACTCGATCTGTTCGCAACAGCTTAACCCCAATCCCCCTACATGACTGCCGGTGAACGGAGTCACGGCAACTGACTATCGATCCATCGTTCCGCCGCCGCCATCGCGTCATCAAGCGCTGCTGGATAGTCTGGCCAAGGGCCTTCCAACTTCGCTGCAACCTCACCCAAGCCATTGATGACTGCTGGTTCAATGATATTTGCAGCAACAGGGGTCCCATCGTTCGGGCGGCGCCAGTCGAACTTGA